GATAAAAGATTCAGAATTTTAAATATTCCTTATACCGATTCAACAGGTGTTTGTTGGGCAAGAAACTTGACACAACAATTATATGAAGGTGAGGAGTATACATTACAACTTGATTCTCATATGAGATTTGAACAGGATTGGGATGACACATTAATCAAAATGATTAAACAACTACAAAAGAAAGGATATAAGAAACCTTTGTTAACAGGATATGTTTCTTCATTTGATCCTGATAATGATCCACAAGGTAGAGTTAAAGAACCATGGAGAATGGCATTTGACAGATTCACACCTGAAGGTTGTGTTTTCTTTTTACCTGAAACAATACCAGGTTGGGATAAATTAAAAGAACCAATCCCATCAAGATTTTATTCAGCTCACTTCTGTTTTACTTTAGGTCAATTTTCAACTGAAGTACAACACGACCCTGAGTTTTATTTCCACGGAGAAGAGATTTCAATTGCGGTAAGAGCTTATACTCACGGATATGATTTATTCCACCCACATAAAACGGTTATTTGGCATGAGTATACTCGTAAAGGTAGAACAAAACAATGGGATGACGATAAAGAATGGGGTAAACGAAATGAAAGATGTCATCAAAAGAATAGACAATTATTAGGTGTTGATGGTGAAATTCCTGATAGTGATTTTGGAATCTATGGTTTGGGCACTGAAAGAACAATACAAGATTATGAAAAATATTCTGGTCTATTATTCTCAAAAAGAGCGGTACAACAATACACATTAGACAAACAATACCCACCAAACCCTTACACATATAATTCAGAAGAAGAATGGAAAGAATCTTTCTCTTCAATATTTAAACATTGTATTGATGTTAATTATGGTAGCGTACCTGAAACAGATTATGATTTTTGGGTGGTAGCATTCCATAATGCAAAGGATGAAACATTATTTAGATTGGATGCAGGAATTGATGAGATTAATAGAATGAAAAACGATCCCGATGGATATTGTAAAGTATGGAGAGAATTTAATGCGACAGATAAACCAACCTATTGGGTTGTATGGCCTCACTCAGTATCAAAAGGGTGGTGTGATAGATTAACAGGTAATTTATAATATGAAGATAGTTATATCACAATTTTTTACCAATAATTTAAGTTATGGTAAATTCACAAAAGAAATAAATAAAAAGTATTGTGATGAAAAGGGATACATATATCATTTAGAATCTGATGATAATAAAATAAAAACCGCATTAGAAGGTAGATCTCCAACATGGTATAAACCAAAATTTATTAATGAGGTTTTTGAATTATATAATCCTGACTACATTCTTTTTTTAGATGCAGATGCAATAGTATGTGATTTTAATTATAGTGTGGAAGATTTTATTGATTCAAATTATAATATTATATGTACCGAAGATTATGGTCCTAGTAAATTAAATGCTGGTGTTTTCATAATGAAAAATTCAGATTGGACAAAACGAGTAATGAATAAATGGTGGGAGACAGGTAATAATTTAGTTGGAGGACCAAATAATGAAATGGGGTTCTATAAAACTGGATTATGGCACGATCAAACTTGTTTCGGACATTTAATGGATATTATGCCCGATTCTAAAACAAACATTAAATTAATAACTAATAAAGTATTAAACGGTAGAGAATATAAAAATAACGTAGATAAAAATTTTATATTTCACGCCTTCTCTTATGGTATGTTACCAAATAGAACCATTGATAAATGTTATTACGACATCTTCAATATAGAGATCCCTGATGGTGAAAAATTATCTGATATTGTAGAATACTATGATACAGATAAACATTATGAGCATAATTATTTAAGATTAATTTACGATGATTTATTTCTTCCTATACGAGATGAGGTTAAAACTTTTATTGAGATAGGTGTAAATCATGGAGGATCTATTTTAATGTGGAGAGATTATTTTAAAAACTCAAAAGTTTTAGGGTTAGATAATAATTTACCTTTCTGTGAAGAAAAATTAGGGGGTAAAAATTTAGATCGTATTGAACTAATTAATCTTGACCAATCAATTCCTGAAATGTTAGAAACATTTGCAAACCAATATAGTGACATTGATATTATATTAGAAGATGGTTCACATAGAATGTACGACCAACAAATCACATTAGGAAAATTATTTAAAACATTAAAGTCAGGGGGGATATATGTACTTGAAGACTTACACACTAGTTTAGAGGCTCTGATGCCCGAAAAGGCTTGGTGTGGGTGGGGAGACTCAACAAAAACATTAACCTTAGATATGTTAAAAAATTTCATCTTAACGGGTAAAATACAATCCGATTATTTAACTGAAGATGAGATCACATATTTAAATGAAAATATATTATCGGTTGAGATATATCAAAATAGACCAGACTGGAGTATAACAAGTGTAATCATAAAAAAATAATGATAGGTATAGTTCATCACACATTTCTCACAGGTAATTGGGAAGAAATATTAAATTCCCAAATAGAAAGACTTATATCTTCGGGGTTATATGATAAGGCGGATATTATATGGTTTACTTGTAATTTAAATGGAAATGATGAAAATGTATTCACCGACTTTCTTAAAGATTACAATAAAATACAAACCGAATGCCATGTTAATAATGGTAATGAATACCCTGGAATTCATAAAGTAAAAGAATTAGGTGATACCAATGAGGACATGAAAATCCTTTATTTTCACGCTAAAGGAGTTAGTAATACATATACCGATAATGCAACTAAACAAGTTAATCAAGAAAAAATAAAAAACATTCAATCATGGAGAGAGTGTTTAGAATATTTTGTAATTGATAAATGGGAAGATTGTGTTGATAAATTAGACGAATATGATAATGTTGGTGTTACTTGTAATGGTGGTTGGTATTGGGGGAACTTTTGGTGGTCACAATCTAAACACATAAAAAAATGTAGACCTGTTGATTATTGGGGTAGGTGGGATTATGAAGCTTGGTTAAATTCCTATGTGGAAGGTCCAACAAATTATGAATTTTTTAAATTTACGTATAACCCATATGTTACTATTATACATGAGGATTGGTATAAAAAAATAAGAACCGAAAATGACCCAATTAAAATAACAGTATTAAATGCATTTTATGGTACCCCACCATTTGAAATTGATGAGGGATATTCAAATATCCCATTAAATGTTACTCAAGATGTTAAGAGTGTAATAGAAGAAAAATTAAAGGAACAGAATAATGAAAAATTTTATTTTCTAATTAATAACGAATCTATGGGTTGTGATCCATCACATGGAAATAGAAAGTTTTTATTTATTGAATTTTATTTGAGTAACAGTAATAACATTTATAAATTAGGACTTCATGAAGGAATGTTCTTTGATCAAAAATTTTAAGTATGAATAAAAATATAACATTAGTTACTGGCCTTTGGGATATGGGCAGAGGAAACCTTGAGGGGTGGGCAAAAAGAGATTTTGAATATTATAAAAATAGATTCTTTGAATTTTTAGAAACGGATGTTCAGATGTGTATTTGGATACCTAAAGATTTAGAGGAAGATGTATTAAGAATACGTGGTGATAAACCAACTAAAATTTTCATAAAGAATTTAGAGGACTTTAAAACTTGGAACCCATTCTTTAATAAGATCCAAGAAATACGTAATACAGATAGTTGGAAAAATTTTGCGGGTTGGTTAAGAGAATCCCCACAAGCAACATTAGAATATTATAATCCAATGATGTTTACAAAAATGTTTATGTTAAATGATTCGGCGATTATAAATCCATTTAATTCTGATTATCTTTTTTGGATTGATGGTGGTTTAACAAATACGGTTAGTACAGGATATTTTATTAATGATAAAGTTTTAGATAATTTAGAAAATTATATGTCATCATTAGATAAAGAATATGTTCATATAACATATCCTTATGAGGCTAACGATGAGATACATGGGTTTGAAAGAAAACAAATGGCAAAGTATTGTAATACTGATTATGTTAATTATGTTGCAAGAGGTGGTTTCTTTGGTGGTCATAAAAATACAATTCATAATATGAATACATTATATTATGGGGTAATGGAATCCACATTAAAAGATAATTTAATGGGGGCAGACGAATGTTTATTTACAATATTATGCCACAAATATCCTGAATTAATACACAGATTTGAAATTGAAGGTAATGGATTGGTATGGCCATTTTTTGAAAATTTAAAAAGTTTTGAAAAACCTATTGATGTTGAAACTAAAATTAAAATTAATGATATTGGTAGTGATATAGGATTATACGTTATTACGTTTAATTCCTCAAAACAATTTGAAACTCTTATTGAGTCAATGTTAGACTACGATCCGTCATTCTTAACTAAAACTAAAAAATATTTACTTAATAACTCAACAGATTTAACAACAACCGAAAGATATATTCAACTATGTGACCAATATGGGTTTGAACATATTAAAAAAGATAATATTGGTATAACAGGTGGAAGGCAATTTATTGCGGAACATTTTAATGAACAAAATAATTTAAGTCATTATTATTTTTTTGAGGATGATATGTTTTTTTATAATGGGGGAGATATAACTTGTAAAAATGGATTTGTTAGAAAAATAAAAAACATATTTGACAACACATTAAAAATAATAAAAGAAGAGAAATTTGATTTTTTAAAGTTAAACTTTAGTGAATTTTATGGTAGTCACAATAAACAATGGGCTTGGTATAATGTACCGCAATCATTTAGGGAATCTCATTGGATAAACAACCCAAGATTACCCGAACATGGTTTGGATGCTAACTCACCTAATTTAGAATTTAAACACATTAAATCGTATAATGGTATACCATATGCAACAGGTGAAATTTATTTGTGTAACTGGCCAATAGTAATGTCAAAAGAAGGTAATTATAAATGTTATCTTAAAACAAAGTTTGGTATGCCTTACGAACAAACTCTTATGTCTCATTGTTATCAAGAAACGGTAAAGGGTAATATAACGGGTTCTGTATTACTTTCAACACCAACCGATCATAATAGATTTGATTTTTATGACGGTAGTTTGAGAAAAGAATGTTAATTGCAATATTTATTGTAAAATCAAATAATGGAATTTTACATTAAGAAAAATGCTACGTTACCCGTTTTAAAGATGCAAGTCGTTAAAGACGGTAGAAGTGATTATAATAAGATGATGGAAATGATTGAGGAATCTTCTATCTTTTTTTCAATGGTAGATACTGAGACGGGGATTCCAAGAATTGTTACTAGACCTGCAGGATTTGTTGAGAAAACCCAAATGGATCCAAATGCTGAATACGAATATTATGTTTATTATCAGTTTACTCCAAATGATACAAGAAAAGTTGGTAGATATGAAGGTCAGTTCTTATTACGAAATTCTGACGGAACATTAATTTTACCAATCAGAGAAAAACTTTATATAAATGTACAAGAAAGTTTCATTGCGGATGATCTTCCGTATGAATCTTGTTATGTTGTTGGTTTCCCTTGTTGTGCTAGTATACCAACAACCACAACAACTACAACAACACCTTGTCCTAGTTGTAGAGCTTGTTGTCCACCGACTCCAACACCTGAACCAATTACAACAACTACAACTTTTTTACCACCTGAAGAGTTAGATTAAGTCAAAGAATTACAAAATATTTTCAAAAACTTAGTAGATAAAAAAAGATAATATAATTTTTATTATGTTATGAACTATTTATTTAATAAAAAACTATGCCTTGTAAGAGTTATAAAATCACATCTACTGCACCTTTTAAAATAATACAGTTTACTCCATGTTGTGGTAATCCTATTTCACCATTGGTAATTCTTAATCCTCCTGGAGTAAGATACATTTGTTCATCTACGACACCATCAGTTCCTACTGGCGTATCTTATACTTTAATGGGAGAATGTTGTATTTCAACACCTACACCTACAAAAACAAAAACTCCAACTCCTACACCGACAAAAACAAAAACTCCAACACCTACACCGACAAAAACAAAAACTCCAACTCCTACACCGACAAAAACAAAAACACCAACACCTACACCGACAAAACCAATTTGTAAAAATTATAAGATTACAGTAACGTCAGTTTTTGAAATAATACAGTTTACTCCATGTTGTGGTTCTCCTAGTTCACCAATGAGTGTTGGTCAGGGAATAACATACGTTTGTTCATTTACATTCCCATCAGTTCCTACTGGAGTATCTTGTACTTTATTTGGAGATTGTCCAACTTGTCCAACACCTACACCAACTCCTACACCTACTCAAACAGATTATACTCAATGTACTTGTTTTACTGCAATTAATCCATATGCAGATTTCATTGGTATAAAATATACCAATTGTTATAATATTCCTGACCAAGGAATTATGGTTCCGGCACTAGGAACTGTCCAATTTTGTGCACTATCAATCACAGACGATTATTTTGGTATAACGTCACCAACAGGTATTTGTTCTAATAATGTAGATTGTAATGGTCCAACTCCTACACCAACAAAAACTCCGACACCAACACCTACAAAAACTTTAACTCCTACACCAACAAAAACTCCGACACCAACACCTACAAAAACTTTAACTCCTACACCCACAAAAACATTAACTCCTACACCAACACAAACATTAACACCAACATTAACATCAACACCAACATTAACACCAACACCTACAATAACTTCAACCCCACAATGTGTACCATTCTCTGGAACAGATTTTACCACAACATGGGAAACTACTAGTCCAAATGAAATGATCACTTTACCTTATGACTCATTAGGTACTTACTCAGGGATAATAGATTGGGGTGATGGTAACACAAGTGTTAATAGTTATGCAAATAGAACTCATACCTACGCAACTGCGGGAACTTATACGGTAACTATATGTGGAACTATTGAAGGTTGGAATTTTTCACTTTATGCAACTGCAGCTTTACAGATTAGAACAGTAGAAAGATGGGGTCAGTTACGAGGTAGGAATAATTCTTGTCCAGGTTTTCTTAATTGTGCAAATTTAGATGCAAATTTAGTTCAAGATACTATAGATTTAACAGGATATGTTACTTTGATATCAATGTTTCAGGGTTGTAGTTCCCTTACGTCTATTAATAATATAAATTCTTGGAATACATCATTAATTACAGATATGCGGTCTATGTTTTTAGGTTGTTCGTCATTTAATCAATCATTGAGTTTTGATACATCATCAGTTCAAACTATAAATCAAATGTTCCGCAATTGTACAGTATTTAATAGCCCACTTTTCCTTGACACATCATCAGTTATGTATATGGATAATATGTTTGGAAATTGTGGATTCAATCAACCACTTATTCAAGGTGTAAATGGATGGGATACTTCATCAGTTATTTCTATGGCTTCTATGTTTGCGTTATCCGCAGCATTTGATCAAAACATAGGAAGTTGGGATGTGACAAGTGTTACTCAAAACTTTGATAATCCAACAAATAATGATTTTATGTTTGGTAAAACACCTTTAACATTCTCTACCACTAACTTAGATGCAATATACGCTGGATGGAGTAGTCAGGTTGTTAATACAGGTCTTACTATATCTTTTGGTTCGGCTAAATATACAACATTAGGAGGACAAGCAGGAAAAGATATTTTAACAAATACATACGGTTGGATTATATCTGACGGAGGAGTTTAACACTTAATAATCCTTGTTAAAAATAATTTGACATACGATTCTTTTTTTCATATATTTATTTGAAGAAGGTAAATTTCGTTACACACGAAAGCCAATGAACCAACTCAAAAAATATTATGATATCACAAGAAGAAATAAAAAGTTTCCTAGAAGGGAACGATCCTGAGGAACATATTGTTTCCGTAGAGTTTGATTACGTATCAGACCACATTTTCAAAATTAAAGAAGTACCTGGTAAAGGTAAAATTATTCAACAAGATTCGTTAATCGCTTTTGCTTGGGTTGGTGATCTACGTGGTCTTAACTTTTACGAAGGATCCAAAGCATTGCAAAAACAGGCGATGGGTAAATATGGTATCCTCATAGAAAAACTCCGAACAGATGGTAATGAACGATTAGAAGAAGGATTAACTTTTATGGTTAAATCCATTAAAGGGTATCGTTCTTTAACCCAATTCTTCCGTGATGGTGGAATTGATCCGTGGGGTGAAAAGGCAAAAGATAAAATCCTAATGGTTTCTCCTGTGGAACAATACCTCATCTCAAAAGAGAAAAGATTGTTCAAAGGGTTTGAGGAATACAATGATATAACGAGGTTTGTATTTGACCTTGAGACGACCGCATTAGAACCAAAGGATGGTCGTATCTTTATGATTGGAATGAAAACAAATAAAGGATTCCAAAAAGTTATTGAATGTTCAAACGAAGATGAGGAACGAGCAGGTCTTGTGGAGTTCTTCAAAACAATAGACCAACTTAAACCATCAATTATTGCGGGGTATAACTCAGCAAACTTTGACTGGTTTTGGATATTTGAAAGATGTAAGGCACTTCATTTAGATATTAAGAAAATTGCAATCTCAATGAATGCTAAGAAAACGATATCTCAAAAAGAATCAATGTTAAAATTGGCGAATGAGGTTGAGAGATTCAATCAGGTTCAAATGTGGGGTTATAATGTAATTGATATTATTCACTCAGTTCGTAGATCACAAGCAATCAACTCAAACATTAAAGAGGCAGGTTTGAAGTATATTACCAAGTTTATTGATGCTGAAGCAAAAGATCGTATTTACATTGATCACACAAGTATTGGTCCAATGTATGCAGAAAAAGATGAGTATTGGTTAAATACCGAAAATGGTAAATACAAAAAAGTAGGTATTGACCCAAAGGTAGATGAGATATGTGTAAGACGAGGAGATATATATCTTAAAACAACGGGGGACGACATAGTTGAGCGTTATCTTGACGATGACCTTGAGGAAACGTTGATTGTGGATGACGAGTTCAACCAAGCAACGTTTCTATTAGCATCATTGGTACCAACAACATATGAAAGAGCATCCACAATGGGAACGGCAACATTATGGAAAATGGTAATGTTAGCTTGGTCATACAAATATGGTTTGGCAATACCACAGAAAAAAGAACGAAGAAGTTTTGTTGGTGGTTTATCACGATTACTTAAAGTAGGTTATTCTAAGGACGTTCTTAAGCTTGACTACTCTTCACTATACCCATCCATTCAGTTAGTTCACGACGTGTTCCCTGAGTGTGATATAACGGGAGCAATGAAGGGGTTATTAACCTACTTCCGTAACTCTCGTATTATGTATAAGAACTTGGCGGCAGAATATAAGACTATTGATAAGAAGAAATCAACCTCTTTTGACCGTAAACAATTACCGATTAAGATCTTTATCAATGCATTCTTCGGATCGTTATCGGCACCACAGGTATTTCCGTGGGGAGATATTGACATGGGTGAACAGATTACTTGTACAGGTAGGCAATACCTACGACAAATGTTAAAGTTCTTTAGTAAACGAGGATATAGCCCTCTTGTGTGTGACACCGATGGTATGAACTTCTCATTACCTGATGGTGGTGTTGATGACAGAGTTTATATAGGTAAAGGAAAAAATTGGTTGGTTAAAGAGGGTAAAGAATATCGTGGTTATGATGCCGATGTTGCAGAGTTTAATGATATCTTTATGAAAGGTGAAATGGGACTTGATTGCGATGGTACTTGGGATTCTTGTATTAACTTGGCTCGTAAGAACTACGCAACAATGGAACAAAATGGTAAAGTTAAACTAACAGGTAATAGTATTAAGTCCAAGAAGATGCCAAAATACATTGAGAAGTTTTTGGATAAGGGAGTTAAACAATTACTTAGAGGTGAAGGTAAAGAATTTATTGAATGGTATTATGAGTATATCCAAAAGATATTTGACCAAAGAGTTCCATTGGCTGAAATCGCATCCAAATCAAGAGTTAAATTAAGTGTTGAGGATTACATCAAACGTAGTAAACAAACTACTAAAGCGGGTAATCTTAATTCACGAATGGCTCATATGGAACTTCTTATTAGAGATGGGATACAATCAAATCTTGGAGATACAATCCTTTATGTTAACAACGGAACAAAGGCATCTCATGGTGATGTTCAGAAAGTTAATGAAAAAATGACTAAGAAGGAAAAAGATGAATACTTTGAGAAACACGGTAAAATGCCAGTACTTGGTTCACACGTAGAATTAAATTGTTATCGTATTGAACCATCGGATTTAGAAAATAACCCCGAAATGTTAGGGGAATATAATATCCAAAGAGCAATTGCAACTTTTAACAAACGAGTTGAACCTTTGATGATTGTATTTGATGATGAGGTTAGAGATACTTTATTAGTTAAGGATCCTGAAGATAGAAGTTTCTATACATCAGACCAATGTAAATTGATTAATGGTAAACCATTTAGTCCTGGTGACCAAGATGATGTTTACGAAAATTTAATTAAAATGGAACAAGGTGAAGTAGAGTTTTGGGAATCTGTCGGTATTGATCCAAACTATATGTATGGATTGGCCGAAGAAGGTTGGGAAGAGTTCGTGTGATGAGGTGTTTATGACATCTTCAACCCGTCTGAAGATAGGATATACCAGTTACCCTGAACAAATTGAAATTGGACACAAGCCCCCTTTTCTAACAATAGTTCATCCCACTCCTCATCAATTTTTCCTGTGTTAGGTTTAACTAAAACACTAACTAATGATTTTATAATAACACGATTGGTGGTTTCAGAGTTTAATAAAATTTCTGATCCACCGATTGTTTTAACAATAATTAAATCCTCACCATTGGTGGTGTGATTCTTTTCTAACAAAATTAAATTATTATATTCAGTTTTGTGTTCTATTACAATATTTTGTTTCATTACTGTTTTTCTTATTGGTATTTCTTTAATTATTGGCATATTAAATAACGTAAATTTGTCTTGGAAACGCTCTAAATTTCATTGCCTTATTTAAGTTTTCAGCAATTAACGCTTCACGTTCCATTACCTTTTCAGGTTTTAATCTTGTTAGACGACCTTCAGCACCAATTAATTCGTCAATTAATTTTGTTTTTTCATCTTTTGCCTCAGTTGCTAATGCCGCATAATCCATAGTTAAATCACCATCAGGGGATTTAAGGTTACCACTGAATTTACCTCTTACTCTTGCCAATGTTTCTTTACAATAAGCAATAAACCATCTTCTAACCCAAACTTGAGCTGGATTATTAAGATCCAACCAACTAATTTTATCGTAAGGTACGTCAGAAGGTAATTTAATAATATCAGGATTGTTTTTTAAACATTCGTCCCTATCTTCAGGACCAACATCATAATACCAATACCAAACTCTACCTTTCATCATTGTGGAATTACCAAAGTCAAATTTACCACCAGGAGTGTTCATTAAGTGAACTGCTTTCTTACCTCCCGGTAATGCGGTTACCCTATAAGTTAAATCTCCCGAAATAATTCTTTTCTGAATGTTGATCTCTTGCATTCTTAATAACATATCAAATGCTGGCATCATAAAATAACTTCCTGCCATGTTACCCATTTGTGCAAATCCACCTGCTCCACCAATACCACCACCAAATTCTCCGAATCCAAATCCTGCCCCAAACATTGAATTATTTAAAGTTGCCGGTGTAAACCATAACAATTCATTAAGTTCTCTGTTTTCAGGAATTTCGTATATTTGTTGGTTATGAACTAATTGTATAAAATCTTTTTTCAATACTGAATCACCACCCGCTTGTAGACCTACAATTTTAGAATAAGCATAAGTGTATCGTGTTTCGTAATCTAAACTTCTTGTTGTAAACGCTTTTGATAATGATTGAGTGTCCATGTTTAAGTTATACAAATTAGTCCACTGAGATTCAGTTAACCAATCTTGGACGTATTGTGAATATTCGTCAATAGAAAATTCAAGAAGAGTGTCCATTTGTTCCTCTTCCAATTCTACACTTCTAAGTGGAGCACCTAAAACGTGTTTCACTTTTTTGTATAGGTCACTTCTTTCTGGTTCGTTAATTATTGACATATGAGTTTTATTTATAAATATCTTATTATTTTGTTCTTAACAAATATAATTCGTTAACAAATTCCCAATTAACGTGATTCCAAAAATTATTTATATATTCGTCACGTTTATTACGATATTTTAGATAGTATGCGTGTTCCCACACATCAAGTCCTAATAGTGGATACCCACCATCTTTAACTACATTCATTAATGGATTATCTTGATTGGATGTAGATATAATTTTTAATCTATTATTTTTAGTTAAAATTAACCAAGCCCACCCTGATCCAAATCTATCCTTAGCGACCTGATTAAATTCATCTTTTAATTTTTTAATATTTCCGTATTGTTTTGTAATTTTTTCAGACACCTCACCACTTGGTTTTTGTTTGGTTGGACTTAACATTTTCCAAAATAAAGCGTGATTAAAAGCACCTCCTGCGTTATTTCTAACTTTAGTATCATACTTACTAATGTTTTTGATTATGTCTTCTAATTCAACATCGCCTTTTTTATTTGATAATGCATCATTTAATTTCTTAACATAACCTTTATAATGTTTGTTGTAATGAATATCCATAGTTTCAGGATCTACAAATTGTTTCATTGAGGAATATGAATATGGTAATTTTTCAATACCAATTTTTTTCATTTCCATTATAAAATCTTTTTTTATATTTTGTTTTTCTGAAATTAAAATTTGTTCATTAATAAGATTAATTTTATTGTTAATCCCTTTAAACCCTTCAAAAACATATTCATTAAATTGTGGGTATTCTTCTTCAAACATTTTAATTAGTCGGCCACCATATGCATTTGCCTCATCTTCATTCTGACCACCAATGTTTGGTCCTTGTTCTCTTTTAAGAACATTTATTTGGTAAGCATGAACCCACTCATGAGCTAATGTTCTCATTATATCACGATTTAATCTACCATCAGTTAATACTTTAATTCCATTTTTTGGGTGTTGACTACCTGTAGACATTCCACCTATTTTTTTACCCACAAATTGAATAGTAATATCCTCCTTTAATTGATAATTCTTTTGTAAGAATTTAATAAAGGTGTGAATTAACTCGTTATACTTTGAATCAAGTCCTGAATTTATACGTTTGATGCTTACTTTCATTAATGATAAATATTATCAATAACAAAAAGATTTATCTTCTCTTGTTAATTAAACCAAGGATTTCCTCAACAACATCACCAACGTTTTCAGGTTGTTGATCACCCATAACGGTTCTAATGATTTCTTTTTTACGATTTAGTATGTCATATACCGCACCTTCTATTGTATTTTCATACAATGGGTAATAAACAAGTACGTTTGATTTTTGACCATAACGATACGCTCTATCTTCAGCCTGAGCGTGTTCAGCGGGAACAAATGATAGGTCATTCATAATAACAACCTCAGCGGCAGTTAAAGTTAAACCAACACCAGCAGCTTTTAAATTCCCCACAAATACTTTAATCTTATCGTTCTCTTGAAACTCATCAACTGCGTTTTGACGATGAGGTTTGGAACAACTACCGTCTAAATAAACTGCTTGTTTACCAAAGTGTTGGTAAATTGTTTGTAAGGTATCTGTAAAATTAGTAAAGATTATAACTTTCTTACCTTGTTCAATGATGTTTTCAGCAAATTCAATTGTCTGTTTTGTTTTTTCATTTGCAATAACCTTCCTTACTTTCATCAATTTTGAGAACTGAACGGTAAGGGAAGAGGATTCGTCTTTTTTATTATCAAACCAATCATAGTATTCACCCATCAGTTCTTCATACTCTTTTGATTTCAAACGAAGATATACAGGAGAAATAATTTTATCGGGAAGATCTAACACATCTTCTTTTAACCTACGAAGAATTTGTTTTGAAGTTCTATCTCTTAACTCTTCCAAATTAGATGCCCCCGTTACGTTCCAAACTTTTCTTCTACCCGCCATAAATTGGTAACCCTGACAATAACGAATAGCGTAAGCCATCCAATTTTGTGCAACTGGTGATTCAATAATGTTTAGTAAGTTATAGTAGTTCATTGGACGAGAAGTCATTGGAGTTCCCGTTAATAACCAAACTCTTTTAATATCCTTAACAAAATGATTTATGATTTTTGTTCGTTGAGCTTGGGGATTTGAAATCATATGTGCCTCATCTAAAATAACAAGGTCAAAGTTTGATTGATTTAATATTGATCCATTTTTCTTTTTTGGGTCAGTATCGTGGAAATTTTTTAGGATATCATAATTAACGATAACAAAATCGGATTCAGTTGAAAATTTCTTTCCCTCTGCAATATAAACAGGTCTATCTGAATAATTTTCAATTTCACGTTGCCAGTTAATCTTTAATGATGCGGGACAAATAATTAATATTTTCTTTGATCCTGTCTCTAAAGCGGCAATGATTGTTGCGGTTGTTTTACCAAGACCCATATCATCAGCAAGAATGAATCGTCTTGATCCTGCCAACTTTTCTACCGCTTCTTTTTGATGTTCCAATGGAGGTCGGTGATCATATTTAGAATAATCTACCTCAACTTTTTCAACATTGTGAGTTTTTATTAATGAAGATTTAGGAACCCAAAATTCTGTTAAAGGATCCTTTTCAAAGAACTTACCCCAAATATGATATGATTTTTCTTTCTCAACTAATAATTTCTCAATGTAAATTTTTTCAGGAGTTTCCATCAAATATCTTTCTTCGGCAAACTTCTTTGCAAAATATGTATCAAGATCAACCCACTTACGAGCAACCTTAGGAACCGTATCAAAATAATTTATAATGTAATCTGATTGAGTTCTTGTTGGGTAAAACTTTTTACTAGTTTCTTTTTTTGTTTTTAGATACAATATATGATTATTGGCACCCGAATACGAGTCCAATAAGGACAAAGCTTTATGCTCTATTAGTGATGGGGCAACTTCCAAAATTTTGTTTTTTATAAAAATAACAATAAAAAAGATATTTATCAATAAATACGAGAAAATGGCGAATAGAGTTCCTATAACAAGACTAGGTAAATTTTTTGGTGATAACGATTTTAACCTTGAGGTTGAGATGGGTCAAGAGTGGTTGGTTGGTGATATGAATTTCACTTGTGTACTTTATAGAGTTGATAAAGTAAAAACCAAAATTGATGATGTATATGGTGAAACGGTTAAAGACGGTATTAAATTTTTACCACCCGTTGAGTTTAACGCATATATTGGAATTGTTGCACCTGAAAATAAATTCTTGGGTTCCACAAAAATGGATCAACTTGAACCTGGTAATATTACCATGTCGGTTTATTTAAAAACTTTAGAAGATTTAGAAATTGATATTCAGTTTGGTGATTATGTTGGTTATTACGATACGGAAAGTTTTGTGAGATACTACACCGTGGTTAATGATGGTCGTGTCACTTCAGATATAAAACATACTTATAAAGGATATAAACCTTTTTATAGGACAATAATTGGATCACCTGTCGGACCAAACGAATTTAGAGGATTATGAAAATAATAGCTGATGAAAAAGAAGGGTTGTTAAAAAATAAAATTAACAATTTAATTGGTAAAAAAGTAATGTGTTATTATGACTTACATAGACACACATTTTCGGTGACTTATAATGGACTTGTTATGTTAAAGGCAGACTATTTAAAATTAAATGATGTTGAGTTTAGAGTAAGACAAGGTGGAAAACAAAAAGTAAGAGACAAAAAAAGAAAAAATGTTCACGCATTTGTTATTGGTAATTTAGATGATTATTGTGAATTTCCTTGTGGGAATATTCCTGTACCTGAATCAAATGATGTGGTTACATACAATCCTTACAAATATGATTCTTTTGTTATTAAAACAACGAAAGAACCAATTTATAAGTCAAATGAAATTGAAATGATTAACATTAAAGATAAAATATTTTTAATAAACTAATATGGGGTTACCTAAAAAAATAAAAAAAGACATATCATTAATACCTAAGAAGACACTTCTTCCTAGACGACATGAGATTGCCGATATGATTTCGGAAGATGGTACTTATTTACCTAAAAGTTTATTACATGCTGATTTAGATAGGGGGTTTTTAGATTTTGTTAAAGACGGACTTAAAACCGTAGTTGAAGGAAAAACGGTACCAATGGTGGATGTTTTAATAACAACACAAAATTGGGCTCAATTTGTTGAGACATGGGACTTTGAAAATATTGATAAGAATGTTGAACCACCATTTATTACGGTAATCAGAACACCTGAAGTTAAGTATGGTAGTAACCCAGCGGTTATGTATAATATCCCAAACAGAAGATTATATTACTACGCCAAAGTACCAACTTGGGATGGACAACGTCATGGGATGGATATTTACAAGATCCCACAACCTGTACCTGTAGATATAAAATATACGGTTGCAATAGTTTGTAATAGAATGAGAGAATTAAATAAATTTAATCAAATTGTATTAGAAAAATTTTCATCAAGACAATCTTATCAAACTATTAAAGGACATTATATCCCAATTGTAAATGATGATGTTATTGATGAGTCAATTATGGATTTGGAAAAAAGAAAAGTATACATTCAAAAATATACTTTCACAATGATGGGATTCTTAATTGATGAAGATGAGTTTGAGGTACAACCTGCGGTTACAAGAATATTCCAAATATACGAAACTGAAAGTAAAATTAAAAAAAGAAAACCTAAAAAAGAAGTTCCTAATTCACCACAAACTACAACCTTTACATATTCAGATATTGACGCAGAAAAGGAGGAAACATTTCATTATACCGTAAATATGCGTTTTATGGATAGTGAAAACGTGGATTCATATTCTGTTTTCATTAATGGTGATTACTATGGTGATGATGTAGTTGTGATATTAGTTAATAGTGGGGATGTAATTAAAATAACAATTATTAAAGATAATCCTTCTGAACAATCTTCAATAGTATTTACTGAAGAGTTACTTTAATCCTCCCCGTATACATCCTTTTTTTCCTTACATTTTTCAAAAATAAGGTTCTCCAAAAACCTATACATTTTAATACCACGTTTATCGCAATACTTCTTTAGGGTTTCGTGTGATTCAACCGAAATCTTCAGGTTTTTTATCTTCTTAGTATCTTTATCCATAGGGCAGAAAAAAGGCAGAATAAAATCTTACCAAAATATAAATACTTTCTAATAAGTAAAGTTTTTCGTCAAATTATCAATATTTATATAATAAATAAAATTAAAACCAAAAATAAACTAAATTATGGCAACTAACGGTAAAGTATTCGTATCACCTGGTGTTTATACTTCTGAAGTGGATTTAAGTTTTGTAGCACAAAGTGTGGGAGTTACCACATTGGGTATTGCAGGTGAAACTTTAAAGGGTCCAGCTTTTGAACCGATATTCATCAAAAACTATGAGGAATTTCAAACTTACTTCGGAGGTACATCCGCGGAAAAATTCATAAACACACAAATCCCTAAGTATGAGGCGGCTTACATAGCAAAATCATATTTACAACAATCTAATCAATTATTTGTAACTAGAGTTTTAGGACTTTCTGGTTATGATGCGGGACCATCTTGGTCTATTATAACTCAAGCAAATGTTGATCCTACTACGATTGACTTTTATTGTACTACACCACAAATAGTTGATTGTTTACCTTATTGTGATCCTGCAGATTATAAGGTTACACCTTATGTTGTAGAATTTACGGGGTGTTCAAACTCACAAGGAACAATTAGTTATACAACTAGTTTCCCTGCTGAGATTGAAACTATATTAACCGATCAGTTTGAACAATTCAATGGAGATGTATCAACACTACAAACTCAAATCAATAATATGGTTTTTGATGTACTTACCGATGCTAACCCATTTACTGCACAGACTAACACAATATCTTATTTCGGAACAATTTATGGTCCTATTTATGATATATTATCACCTGTATTCACAAATGAAACTAATGTTTATGGTGTTCCTTCAGTATCAAGTACTGAAACTAATTATGAATCACCATTTAACGATCCTTGGTATTATTCATTATTTACAAATAATGGTAATAATAGTTATTCAGGATTCTCATTCTTTGCTTATGTTGACGATTTGAGTTTAATACCAGTAACTACAACAACAACAATTCCATTTACACCGACACCAACACCGTCGGCAGTTAATCCATGTGCTACGGCAACACCAACATCATCACCGACACCTACACCAACTGCAGTTAATACTAATTGTTATACAGGTACAATTAATGGGTTGATTTATGAATACACAGGTACATCATATGTTAATTTTGATGATTTAGTTGTTGGTACATTAAGATCAAGAGGTATTGCTACATACGCAGATTCAACAAATCCATTGTTTGAAGTAACAAATATCAATAACGTAAATTTAAATATGTCAGGACAATACTCAGGTGTTCTTAAAAATCCATATTTACCATTTGTTGTTAATGTCACAAATGATGATGGAACTGCATTCTCTTTTGAGACATCATTTGCAACTTCAGATTCTCAATACATTTCTAAAGTGTTTGGATCTACTAACTTTCAAAAACCAAGAAAGAATGTTCCTTTATTCTTAGAGGAAAAATTCCAAGCTTTATTAAACTATGGATGGAACAAAGGTTTCATTAGAGGTTTGAGTTCAAACTTAATTGAATTAGATTCCGCACAAAGTGGACAACAAGATAGTATTGGATGGTACTTAGATAGATACCAATCACCAAGTACCCCTTGGATTGTATCTGAATTAAGAGGTACCAAAGTATTTAACTTGTTCAAGTTCTACTCAATTTCTGATGGTAACTCAGCAAACTCTGAAATTAAAGTTTCAATTATCAATATGTCATTCTCCAATGGAACGTTTGATGTAATTGTAAGAGATTATTACGATTCAGATGCTAACCCTACAGTTTTAGAGAAATTTACAAATTGTAGTATGGATTTAAATCAAAATAATTTCATAGGTAAAAAAATAGGTTCATTAGACGGAGAATATGCGTTGAACTCTAAATTTGTAATGGTTGAAATGAATGAGGACGCACCTATTGATTCATTACCTTGTGGTTTTGATGGATATACATTTAGAGAATATGCTGATGTAACACCTCCATTCCCTGTATATAAAACTAAATATGATTTCCCAGGTGAAATTATTTATAATCCACCTTTCGGTTTTACAAGTGGTAACGATGATTCAATTAGATCAAATGGTGATAACGTTAGAAGAACTTATTTAGGTTTCTCTAATAACATCGGATTTGACACAGACTTCTTCCAATACAAAGGAAAAAGAGCTCCAATTGATTTATGTAATGTTGATGGAGTTGAGTGGTCATACCAAACAAAAGGATTCCACATGGATAAAGATGCTAGTGTGATTGAAATCGGACCAGCGTTTACAACAAGTGGAACACCTAAATACTATGTTGGTGATGCTACATTCCAACAAGAACCTACAAACGAAACAAGTCCATATTACAGAATTTACTCAAGAAAATTCACAACAATGTTCTATGGTGGTTTTGACGGATGGGATATCTATAGAGAATACAGAACAAATTCAGACAGATTTGTACTTGGTAGAAATGGATTCTTGAACGGAGCTTGTCCTTCACCAAGATATCCATTAGCAACAGGATGGGGAGCATTTAAACAAATCTCTATCGGTGATGGAACACAAAGTTTCGCAAATACTGACTACTACGCTTACTTATTAGGAATTCAAACATTCTCTAATCCTGAGGCGGTTAACATCAATGTATTTGTATCCCCAGGTATTGACTACGTAAACAATAGTGACTTAGTTGAAGCTACAATTGATATGATTGAAAACGACAGAGCTGACTCATTGTATATTGCAACAACACCTGACTACAACTTGTTCTTACCTTCTACTACAGGTGGTGATGGATTGATCTACCCACAAGAAGCGGTTGACAACTTAGAACAAACAGGAATTGACTCCAACTACACGGCAACTTACTACCCATGGGTATTAACTCGTGATACAGTAAACAATACTCAAATCTACATCCCAGCAACGGCTGAGGTGACGAGAAACTTGGCCTTGACCGACAACATTGCATTCCCTTGGTTCGCAGCGGCAGGTTACACAAGAGGTATTGTAAACTCAATCAAAGCACGTAAGAAGTTGACTCAAGAAGATAGAGATACTCTTTACCAAGGAAGAATCAACCCAATTGCAACCTTCTCTGATGTTGGTACAGTAATTTGGGGTAACAAAACTCTTCAAGTTAGAGAATCTGCTCTTGATAGAATTAACGTGAGAAGATTATTATTACAAGCTCGTAAATTGATATCTGCAGTTTCTGTGAGATTGTTATTTGATCAAAACGACGAACAAGTAAGACAAGACTTCTTAAATGCGGTTAATCCAATCTTAGATGCGATCAGAAGAGACAGAGGTTTATACGACTTTAGAGTTACGGTTTCAAGTGACACTGAAGACTTAGACAGAAATCAAATGGTAGGTAAAATCTATATCAAACCAACTCGTTCTTTAGAGTTCATAGATATAACATTCTACATCACTCCAACAGGAGCATCGTTTGACAATATCTAATCAGACAAATAAATTAAAGGAAAAGGGGAATTCGTTCCCCTTTTTTTATTTTCCTAATATTTATTAGTGTATGAAAGATTACCACAAAATTATTGTTAAAGAAATTATCAACGAAATTATTCAGGAAAAACAAACACCGGTAATGAAATATTACGCTTTTGACTGGGATGATAATCTTATGTTTATGCCAACAAAAATATATCTTAAAGATGATAAAGGTAAAAGTGTTGGAATGTCAACTGAAGATTTTGCGGAATATAGAACTGATATTGGTGAAGAACCTTTTGAATATAAGGGACACACCATAGTATCTTTTGATGAAGAACCTTTCAGAGATTTCAGGGTATCAGGAGACAAACAATTTATAACGGATGCAATGTCAGCACCAACAGGACCGGCATGGGATGATTTTGTGGAGGCAGTTAATAATGGTTCAATATTCGCTATTGTTACCGCAAGAGGACACACACCTTCTATATTAAAAGAGGGGGTTTATAGATTAATTAAACAGAATAAACATGGTTTGGACTCAAATCAGTTAGCGAAAAATCTTTTAAAGTATAGAGATTTAGCGGATGAAGATAAATTATCTAAAGATCAACTAATACGATCTTACTTAGATATGTGTCGTTTTCACCCTGTGTCTTTCGGAGATGGTTCCGCAACTAACCCCGAACAAGGAAAAATAGATGCAATGGAAGAATTTGTAAGTTATATAAAAAACTTATCACATTCATTACAACAAAAGGCATTTATGAAGAACAAGATTAGTAACTACTTTACACCATTTATTGGTTTTTCAGATGATGATGTAAGAAATGTAGAAACTATGAAGAAACATTTTGATAAAAAAGAAGATAATATATTAAAGACTTATTTAACTGCAGGAGGACAAAAGAAATTATATTAACTAGTTTGTCTGGTCTAGTATAAGAATATGTTCAAAAAAAATGTAAGTAAATAGAAAAAATTCATTATCGTGATATTTATAATAAAAAACTAAAATAAACTAAAAAATAAAATAAAAAATTATGGCTGATTTGTTAATGAAAATGCCGATTCCTTACGAACCAAAAAGAGAAAATCGTTGGATTTTAAGGTTCCCTTCATCACTTGGAATTAATGAGTGGTATGTGGAAAGTACTTCAAGACCTAAATTAAAAATCGCTTCAGTTCCGATACCTTTCTTGAACACTGAAACATATGTTGCAGGTAGATTCAACTGGGAAGAAATATCAGTTAAGTTTAGAGATCCAATTGGACCTTCAGCTTCTCAAGCGGTTATGGAATGGATTCGTCTATGCGCGGAGTCTGTAACAGGTCGTATGGGTTATGCTGCGGGATACAAGAAAAATGTGGATTTGGAAATGTTAGACCCAACAGGAGTTGTTGTTGAGAAATGGATTTTGGAAGGTGCTTTTTTAACAGGATATGATGGTGGTTCATTATCATATGATTCTGATAAGATTGCAGGAATAACTTCAAGTATTCGTATGGATCGTTGTATATTAGTATACTAAAAAAATTTACTTTTAATATTAACCGTGTACATTTATGATGTATACGGTTTTTTGTGCAATAATAAATTAAAAAAATATAAAAAAAAATGGATCAAGACACGGCTGCTTACGGGCAAATGGATTTTAACTTACCACATGATGTGGTGACACTACCTTCAGGTGGTTTATTCTACAAATCAAAAAAGAAAAGTGTTAAGGTTGGTTACTTAACCGCAAGTGATGAAAATATATTAGTTAATATTGATTCACGTAGAACAATTAACGAGAGTGTTGTTTTACCTTTATTGAGGAATAAACTTTATGAAAGAGATCTTAGACCTGAAGAATTATTGGAAAGTGATATTGAGGCAATCCTTTTATTTTTACGTAATACATCTTTTGGTCCTGAATATAGAATCACAACTATAGACCCAAGTAATGGTCAGTCTTTTGAAACATCTATTATGTTAGATGAGTTAAATCTTACAAAACCTAAAGTTCAACCTGATGAGGATGGAACATTTACGGTTAAATTACCACAATCAAAGTCGGATGTAAAAATTAAAATGTTAAGTTTACACGATACAATTGAAATTGCAAAAATTATTGATTCATATCCCGTTGGTTATACCGCACCTACAGTCACTACAAGGTTAAATAAAACCATTTTAGAATTAAATGGTAGTCCTGATAGGAATGAAATAAGCGTATTTTGTCAAAATATGCCAATTGGTGATTCTAAGTTCATAAGAAATTTCCTTAAAGAAAACGAATCGAGATTGGATTTAAGGAAAACAGTTTACGCCCCGTCAGGAGAAAAGGTTGATGTTGTCATCAATTTTGGGGTGGAGTTTTTTCGGCCTTTCTTCTAATCACACAAAATTTTTATTAGACGAATTTTATTACTTGGCAAAATTCTTAAGGACATCATATGATGAATTCTTAAAACTTCCAACCTATATTAGAAAATATCTTTTAGATAAGATAATTGAGGATAATACGCCCAAAACTTAACACTTAAATATTTATAGTAAAAACTAATTATGGGTTACGGTTCAATAGAAGATATAGTTAAGGCTGGATTGACAGGGGCTGCTTTAATAGCGGCAGTGAAAGCGCTTGAAGCAACCGCAAAGAAAGATGGTATTGAAGCGGGAAAGGAGCAAAATAAAGATAAAGTTACTAGTACTGAATTTGAAACTTCATTAGACGCTAAAACTGCCAAAAATTTTGGTGATGCTTTAACAAACCCATTGGAAGAAATGGGAACCGCAATTAAAGGAATGGTGGAAGGGTTAGACCCAACTAATTTTGAAGGTGCGGATTATCTAATGAAAAGTGGTCAAGAATTGGCCAACGCAATGGGTATCGGACAAGCAAGAATGTCTGAGATGAGAACCACAATTGCGGACTCAGTTCCTGAAATGTTAAAATTAGGTCTTACTTCTACTGAAGCATTTGCAGTGTTAAAAGATGTACCAGTTGCACTTGGTGTTAATACAACTATGGGTACTGAGGCTCTTAGAGAAATGGGTGCTGCTGCTAAAGTAAGTAGTGTTAGTGCTGGAGTTTTAGCCTCAGAATTTAAAGGTGTTGGTATGTCATTATATGATGTTGGTGACAGAATGGCTGAAGTCGCAATTTATGCAAAAAGTGTTGGAGCTAATGTAAATGTGGTATCAAAATCAGTTGTTGAAAATCTTTATAAACTTAATTTGTATAATTTTGATAATGGTGTTAAAGGTTTAGCCAAAATGGCTTCTAATGCTGCGTCTCTTGGTGTAACTATGGAACACGTAGAAAAAGTTACGGAACAAGTGTTCAATCCAGAAGGAGCTATTAATCTGGCCGCAGGACTACAAAGGTTAGGTGTTTCAAGTAGTGCATTGTTAGATCCTTTAAAAGCGATGGATTTAAGTATGAATGATCCTGAACAACTACAAAAAGAAATTGGTAACATTGCAAAAGAATTTTCAAGTTTTAATAAAGAAACAGGTAAATTTGAAATTATGCCAGGTTCTAAAAGACGTTTAATGGAAGTTGCGAATGAATTAAAAATTCCCGCAAAAGACTTAGCAAATATGTCTATAAAAGCATCTGAGTTTGATATGAAAATGAGTAAAATCAAATTCCCAAGTTTAGCGGCATCTGAAGAAGATAAGACCTTAATAGCAAATATGTCACAAATGAAAGGTGGTGAGGCTTTTATTCAAATAAAAAATGATAAGACAGGTAATATGGATGAGATTAATGTCTCAAAATTAACTGCCGATCAACTTACAAAATTAAGAGAACAACAATCCGATAAAGATAAAACAATTGAAGAGTTGGCACTTGATTCATTAACTGTTTTAGAATCTATTGATGCGGGAATAAATGGAGGTAAAGCATCATCTACTCTTGGTAAGGCGTCATCACCGGCAATGGATAGGTTTTATAATGCGGTTAATGTTGTTAGAAAAGAAAGTGTTAGAGCTGCCACAAAAGATGTGACAACAGATAAAGTTAGAGAAGGATATAGTGCAATTACTGGTGGGGTTGAAGAAATGGGAGTTAAGGCATTACAAGGAGATTTTTCGGGTGCGGGAGACGCACTTTTAAAACTTGGTCCTGATTTAATAAAAATTGGTAAAGATGTTGCAACAGGGTTTGGAAGTGGTTTGGTTGAAGGTTATGGGAACATTAAACAAGGTATCCAAAATGAGTATGAGCCAGTTACTGGAGTTAAACCATTGGCGGATGATGATAAATCTAGTCAATTATATAAAGATATGGAATCTTTAATGGGCACTAACTTGATTGAAGGTATAGTGAAGGCATTTAATCTGGTGACAACAAAATCTGAAGTTAGTGGTAATGTAACACATGATTTTAATATTAAAGGAGATGGTGTTGGATCACTTACTCAGACGGAATTTAATAAATTTTTCTTAGAATCATTAACAGACCCAACGATTAAAACACAATTTGAAAAAAGATACGGAACCTCAAATGTAGGACTTCTTACAACACCATAATAGAAAATTCTTAAAATTATGTTTTCTATAAAAAAGATCTCAAGGTATTTATTAATAAAAAAGTATGTCGGATAGTACATTATCGTTTGCGTCCTCGTCAAATTTTAGGGATATATTATTAGCCCGTAATTTACAACCATATTCTGTACCAGGATCTTATTCTCCTAGTAGTAATAGTGTTAATTACGAGACTAATCTTTCTGTTGTAAATGTTATTGACTCACCAAATGGATTAATTTCAACAAACCAACTTGCAAATAGTTTATATTCACTTAATGAATACGGACCTGAAGGTGGTTATGATGGAAAATATTCTGTACCTGGAGCACCACTACCTGTAGAATCAAATTCAGGACCATACGCACCTACTGATACAGTATTAGATTTAGTTAATGAGTTTTATATTGATGCGGCATACGTACAAAACATTTATGGACCTGAAGGTGGTTATAAAGATTTAGTTATTATAACCGATGTGGTTGGTAATCCTAAAATGTATACACCATATTGGGATCCCTCAACATTTGTAACCTCATCATATTCACCATACGAGATAGTTTTTAGTAATAATCCAAATGGAACTAACGGTCCATTATCTCAAGATACTTATTTAGCAAAAATTGGTGCAGCTCAACTTAAAAGTTTATTTGAAGAGAGAATTGCAAGTGAAATACTACAAGCAAGTGTTGGTAGTGTCAATTTAGATTCATTACAGGATCCGTTTAGTGCAAGTATGGTTGCAACAGGGAAACAACCATTCTTCACAAAAAATTGGAGAATTACCGTACCTGAAAACCCAATAAGTGCTTCGGTTACATTAGCGAATAGATTAACGGGAACATATTTTCCTGTGTCATTTATTCCTGGTGATTATTTTGATGAATCGTTTATTGATAATCCACAAACTGAGGCGGCATTAAATGTTGCAAATAATTTAACGGGTGGATTTTTGGGACCAATCTTAAATAAATTTAAGAATCCCTCTGAAATATTTGTTGCGAACACAGGTTTTGGACAAAGATCGGTATTATTCTCAAGTTTAGATTATAATAAATATAGACCGGCTTATAGTAGAGGTATCATACAAGGTGCAACAACTGCAATTGATAGATTATTTGATAAAGATAAAGCACAAAGTGGTGGATATTATGTAGGTAGTCCGAATTCTGAACCTTCTCAGATTGATTCACCGGCAAATCAAGTCCCAATTGGGAAAAATGGTAGACAAGTACAAACTATTGTTTATGGTCCACAAGAACTTGGTATTCTATATGAAGGTAATGAAGCTCAATTACAATTTGGTTTAAAAGGAAAATCATACACCGATGGTGGAGGTATTGATGGGCAATTTATTTGGACATCACCAAAATATAAAGACAACGCAGGATTTAAAGTAGGTCCTGGTGGAGTCCCTACAAGGTTAGATAATGAATTTGAAACAATTAAAAGTGATTATGGTAGATACCAATCAACAGATATTGATTTCAAAGGTGATTCAATCTTAGATAAAACACAAAGACTTATTGAATCTGCTGATCAAGTACAAGGACAAGCAAGATTAAAACACGTAGGTAATGCAATTAACCAAGTGTCTAAGGTATTCAACGATGGATACAAAGAGATGACAAAGGGTTCTATGGTATTATCTTATACTGATCAAGCTGATGGGTCTCAAGCGGGTATTGAGTATTGTAGAGTGTTCCAAAAAGACACACCTTACTTTACATATGCTGACTTACAAAAGAGTGATGGTATTACAACCGAAGGTAGAAAATTCTCGTATTCAGTTTTGGATAAGACATATAATCTTAACATTGCTCCAATTAAAAATCCGGGATCAACAAACATTGTAGATAACAAAGTTAAAAAATATATGTTCTCTATTGAGAATTTAGCGTGGAGAACTTCAGATAGACCTGGATTTACTTACGATGATTTACCTGTTTGTGAAAAAGGACCAAATGGGGGTAGAGTAATGTGGTTTCCACCATATGATATTTCATTTAGTGATGATAGTACTCCTAACTTTTCAGAAACTCCATTCTTGGGTAGACCTGAACCAATTTATACTTATAAAAATACTTCAAGAAAGGGTAGTATAAGTTGGAAGATTGTTGTGGATCATCCGGCAATCATGAATACTATTATTCAAAAACAATTGGCGGGAGTTGCAAAACAAAGGGTAGATTCAATTGTTGATTCATTCTTTGCGGGGTGTACAAAATATGATATGTATGAATTAGGTATTAAATTTAACACAATACCGACAAGAGATTTATTTACATACCAACAAATATTAAATAACCCAAGATTAACAAATGAAGAGTTGGGTCAGGTTGCATTTGAAATACCTGTTGAATCTGAGGTAGTTACAACAGGTAATGCGGAAAATGCTACCGGACAAGGTGATGGTGTAGGAAGTACTGGTACCGTAACTAATGCAACATCAACACTACAAGATTCAGATATTTTAAAAGAATTTTTAAATTATGGTTTTTATTTTGAAAATGATTGTCCAGAATGTTATGGTTCATACGCAACAACCTCATCAAAACCATTTGATAATTGGTACGATTCGTATATACCTAAACAAAGTACTACATACGTAACTAAAGCTCCGGCAAAAGTTTATGTTGGTTCTCAAGAATTTACAAAAGAAGGTGTACAAACATTTTTTGATAATGTAATTAAAGAAAACTTTAATAAATTAAAAAAAGAATTCTTAGAAAAATTAAAAGAAGTTATTATTGATAAAGGTGGTACTGTTAAAATTACATTAAGAGGTTCCGCATCTGCACCTGCAACTACAGGTTATAACGTAAATTTATCTAAAAGAAGGGTTGATACGGTACAAAAATGGTTTAATAAACAAACTCTTGGGGATAAAAAAGTTAGTGAGTTAATTACTGAGAAAAAATTAACAATTAATATTGATACTGTTGGTGAGGTTGAAACTGTTACTGTCAGTAAAGATGGTAACGGTGTTTCTGTTAATTGTAGTACAAATATAACCACAACTCCATCCGTAAATACAACAGGTGGTGATGTTGTAGGGGCATCTTCTAATAGTGCAGCACAATGGTGGTCAGTACCTGCAATGGCTTGTAGACGAGTTTCTTTATCAAAAATTGAGGCTCAGGTACCGGTTGTAGTAAAACCTCCTGATGGAAATACTGGTGTTGATGGTACATCAGGAAGTAGTGGTACCTCAGGAACAAAGACAGAAACAAATACAGGTACTACAACAATCAAACCAACACCTAATTTAAGGATTGAACAAAAAATTAAAGAAGGTATATCTAAAAAAATATTAAGATTTTTATTCTCAGAATGTGATTACTTTGAGGTTATTAAGGAAAGTGATCCTATGATATATGATAGTATCAAACAAAAGATTAAGTACTTTAATCCTGCGTTCCACTCAACAACACCTGAGGGATTAAATGCTAGATTAACATTCTTAAATCAATGTATGAGAGCTGGTCAAACAATTCCTGTAATCGGACCTGATGGTAGACCAAAATATAATGATGCGTTAAATACGTCATTTGGAGCGCCTCCGATCTTAATTTTAAGAATGGGTGACTTCTATCATAGTAAGATTGTACCAAACGGATTAACTATTGCATATGATCCTATTACATTTGACTTAAACCCTGAAGGTATTGGTGTACAACCAATGATTGCTAAAGTAACGTTAAACTTTAACTTTATTGGTGGACATGGACTTAAAGAACCTGTTGAGGAATTACAAAATGCATTATCGTTTAACTATTATGCGAACACTGAAATATACGACGAGAGAGCAACGGCAACAGAAAGTACTGAAGCAAGAGATAAATACATGGTTGAGAAGATATTATCTAACCAACCAAAGGTAACAACCGCCAGTGTTGTAAATCAACAACCAAAAAGAGGTGGTGAAGCAATTGGAACAATATCAGGTGAAGACGATATTGATTACACTAAATTTGTAACTGACTATTGGAATAGTACTAAAGAATATTTTGATGCTTATATCAATACAAATGCGACAATTGGTAAAAACTATAACATAGGTATTTTAGATTTATTATTTACAGAAAGAGATTACTCTACAGGTACTGCAGAATTTACACCTGTAATTGAAGTTCCAATTTATGGTAAACCAAGTAATGTTGAAGACAAATTGGATAAATTATTTAATAAAGTTAATGGGGATATTTCACAAAGGAACGATCCATTTATGCAAATAGTTGTTAACAATGATCAATCTATAACTAATAGTGACAAGAGAGAAATTGAAAATAAATTAAAAGAATATGTGACAGGAATTAAACCTGATTTTATCACGAATGTGAGTAATAGTGTAAACGATTTAGTTTTATTACAACAGGACTATATTCAATATATAAGAAAGGCAAATTTGGTACTATCAAAAACTGACGGAATAATGAATTCAAATAATGAACCTGATGTGTATGATATTTCAGGTGATACGTTTACTCAGTTGCAAACTTATTTGAAAAAAATAACAGATAAACATATTGAATTTTACGGACCACAAAACGTTGTGAAAAAAGACGATTTATTATATTTAAATGAAGATCATTATAAAAAAACATCGTGTACATTTAATGATGCAAGTGCAAGTTTAGGTGGTACCGATGTATCAAATAAAAGAGATATTATCGTAAATAGCGATGAAAAAAATAGATTTTATCAAGTTATGTCCAATATATTTAATGATGAAAATAGTAGAAATGAATTAAAAACTTTTATACTTAATGGTCAATATGGTAATATACAAGAAGTTACTAAAGTTGTTGACCTTGCGGTTAGTGGGTGTGCAACTCTTTTTAACCTTTATACTGATTTTAATAAAACCAAATATGATGGTATTAAAAATAATCCATTGTATTTAACATTAATTAAAAGTCCAATAGAAGATAATGTTAAGTTTGGATTAAAATATAAAAAAGTTAGTGGTACATCACCACAAAAAAAGGCGGTAAAAGAATTATATTCAAATGTGAATGTGGATAATAAAGAAAAAACCTTTGATGGTAAAATTAAATTTAATTAAAAATGAATTTACAATATTATAACAGATATAATGAATTTTTAATAAATGGACAACAAACCGTTGTTCCATACATAAATTTACCTGCAAAAACAACTGATAAAAATTTCATATACAAAGTTGGACAATCAAGGTTAGATAAGATATCGTTCCAATTTTATAGTACACCATATTTTGGGTGGTTAGTACAAATGGCAAACCCCCAATATAGTGGTATGGAATCAAACATACCCGATGGGGCAATTTTAACAATACCATTCCCCCTTGTTAAGTCATTACAGGATTATAAAAACGAATTAGAAAATTATTACTTCTATTATGGTAGATAAAGGTGAAAACATATTAGTGGAATTTGATTACGATAACATTACCTTAATAGACCCAAATAAAATTGTAGATAGTGAAGGTAAAGTTAGTGATAGATTAGTTAAACATGAGAACCTTGTGTTTTATGCAAATCTAGAATGTAATGTATTACCAAGAACTAAATTAGCCTTAGGATCGGCATTGAATGATTCCGTTAGAACTGTTTCCGTTGGTAAGATTAATTTCTTAAATCCTGGAAACAAAACGTTCATGGATAACAGATATACCGATGAAATCACCGGTAAAGGATCTTTACAGGGTCAAGGGGTAAACCAACCAAAATTAAACGCAGTTCAAAACCCAAACAAATCTGATGATTTTTACCTTACACAGAGTACATACTCAAATGGAACTCCTGGTGCGGTTGATAATGGTTTATTGGGTATTACTGATATACAGGTTGCAATTGACACAAGTTTCTTACCTACCGTAACGGTTAACTTAGTAGATATTAAAGGAAGGGCGTTATTTGAAGGTGGAAACAATTCACCTTATTCTGCGTTTTTCCAATTACCATACCCAATGTTTTATTTAACATTAAAAGGATATTACGGAAAGGCCGTTAGATTACCATTAATGTTACAATCGTTTACGTCAAATTTTGATAATTCAACAGGTAACTTTAAGATTACATTGAAGTTTTTTGGTTATAAGTATACTGTGATGTCTTATGTGAATTGGGGAGCTATGATGGCGGTACCACATATGTATAATAATTTTGTTTCAACTGCACAAGCAAGTACAAACACACCTGCGGGATCTAACCTTGATAAAATGTCGGCAAAACAAGTTAGTAGAGGTTATCAAAAAATGAAAGAATTATATTCTGAATATAAATCAAAAGGTTTAATTGACGATGATTTTCCTGAGATAACGATTACACAATTAAAGGCTCGTTTAGATAGATTTATTAATAATATATTAGAAAAATTTACCAAAGAAAATTTGGGATCAATAACAGAATTAGATAATTTTCAAACTCAGTTAACGGAATTTCAGAAAAAAGTATTTTTTTATGGCGATTCATGGTTTGAAACATACATGGATAAAACAACTTCATATAATTTAAAAGACACTAAGGAAGTTGTTTATACGTATAAGAAAGACTATTCGGATCCTAACAAACAAGCTGAGGCCGAAACTAAATTGGCTGGTATTTTTACTGAATATCAAAAATTATTACAAAGTAATAGTGTTGCGGGGAAAAATGGTAGTTATACCGTTGGTGGTAAAATCACAAAAAGTGAAGTACCTATAAACGCAACTGTAGAAAAATGTTACGCAAAAATTAATCCACTTACGGATATTGATTTTGCAAAAACGTATGAAGAAAGAAACGGTAAACCTGCAAAGACACAAACTGAATTAGATACGTTTATTGCGACTAACTCAATTGTACCTGGAACTAAGTTCTTTGTATTTGAGGGTACTGATCACTTTATTGATATAACAGAAAAGGCAGCGAAAGAATCGTCAAAACTTAGAAGAGAAATTGAAGAAAAAATTTCCGAAAATCTTAATGAACAATTAAGTAATAAAGACACTGGTGTAGGATTTAAACCATCTATTAGAAACGTATTGGCAGTTTTCTTTGCTCAAGGTGAAGCGTTTATTCGTTTAATGGATGATGTCCATTCTAAAGCTTGGGATTTAAGGGAAAATAAATACAGACGACAAGCAATTTTTGGTAGTAATAGTAGTGCATTGAGTGTGGATGTTAAATCATCAACCCAAAATAATGAACCGATTTATCCTTGGCCTCAAGTTATTAAAGAAACTTTGGGTGATGATAAACAAGAGAAATTTGAAATTGTTTATCCGGGAGACAAATCAATTTCAACCATGACAAAGGCGTATATTCCTGAAATATGGCCTGAAGTTGAATTTGTTGAGGAATTTATTAAAGGTTATACTGATAGGGAACCTAAAGATCCTGATTATGGTGATGAGTCTAATGTGGTTACAAGACCAAATAGATTAAGTTTAAATGCTCTTGATTTCCCTGTAACAAATGAGGTATTCCAAAACAAAGAAGAGATAAAATTCTTTTATGAGATTTATGAAAGGATTATGGTTAACACTTATTATTCTAAATTAAATAGACAATCAGGATATGATGCGAGCATCTTTATGGTTGAAGCGGAAGACGAAAAGATTAATATACTTAAGAGTTTAGGTAATGATAATCCATTTTTAACTCAAAAACTAAAACGATACTTAATTGATCAAAATAATTTCTTAACATTTTTAAGACACATTTCAAATCAAGGAGAAGGTGAAAGTTGGCAAAAATTCATAAGAGGAGAATTCACAATAAATTACCTTAAGAATAAAACTAACGTACCTTTTGAATTATTTAATCAACAAATTTTAACAAATGAAAGATCTCAACCAAATGTTTCATTAACTGATGAATCAAAAATAATAGACTACATAGGAAATCAAACCTCTAGTAATGAATTTGATTTTTCTGATATGTATCCTATTACTAATTTTAATTGGTGTCAGAATTATCTTGCAGATGGAAAGGCACTTCAAAATGTTAATTTAGCGTATAACACTAAAGATGTATTATCGTACAATACAACACATAAAACAATTTGTAATTTTAATAACGACGACACTAACGATAAGAAAAGACCTATAACTAACTTTAACTATAAGGCTGACGTATTTAGTCAAAATATTGACACCTCTAATTTCAAAACATTCTATAATAGTAGAAAAATTGAGGAACAATTCACAACTGAAGGTAATTTAAATTACACTAATTATGATGGATTTGTAACTGATACTCAGACCACTTCAATATTGAACACACCTTATTTTATAAATGCAATTCAAAATGGTGTGTATAATTTTAGATATAAACCAAATGATTTATCATCCTACAAACAAGCCGCATATCTATTCTTGAATAGTTTACCACTAGCAAGTCTTAGAGAAAAATATAGGTCATATAACGAACCTAATGATTTAAGTTATATCTTATCAACCATTAAAAAATTCGGAGCGGTACATAAATTACCATACGCTTGGGTTGTTAAATATGGTTCCATATGGCATAGATATAAAACTTGGAATGATACTGGTGTAGATATATTAGATGAGGTTTGGAAAGATTTTGATTATTTAGGTAATTATGATCCCGTAACATCGGCATCAACAAAAGTTTATTCTTTGAATATTGAAGGATTACAAAACAATATTGTTTTAGAAAATACGGTAAGTGCAACACCAAACTTAGTTGCATATAATTCAACAACTATGAATACAGGGTTTTTCCCTAAGTTGTATGATGATATGAATGTATTCTTACAAGGATTACAATTATTTTCGGGAGCAACACAATTAAATGGTACTTGTAGTATTGTTGGAACAACATTAGACGTTTATACTATTAATGATAATAACTTGGCTCCTGGCGAAATATTAGCTGGACCAACAGTAGATGTTAATACAACTATTGTATCCCAAATAAATGGAACAACAGGAGGTGTTGGTAAATATGTTGTTGATATATCTCAAAATACATCAATATTAAATGGTACGTGTAATGTTAATGGAACAACAATGGACGTTTTAACGTTTACGGGTGGTACATTATCCGCAGGGCAAATTATTTCAGGACCAACTCTTGCTCTTGGAACTAAAATTGTTAGTCAAGTGAGTGGTACTACAGGAGGTGTTGGACAATATATTATTGATATAACCCAAACACTTACGGGAGAAAACTTTACTGTGGTTACACCAAATATTTTTTATGTTACTAATTCAGCAACAGGGGGGTATTCACAAACTGAAATCCAAACATTAATTAATGATGGTAAAATGGTGATGACAACAAATTCATCAGGTAAAATTATTGAAATAAGTGGTTTTGATCCTAACGATAATGATAGATCATTAAAAATAACACCTTGGTCAACAATAGTTAAAACTACTGAAGGTGATAAATATTTTATAATGCCGTCTTTTGGTTATACAAAAAATCAAACAAAAGACGAGTGTTTTAAAAATAACAAAATGAAAGTAGAGGTTTCTAGTAATCCTGCGGTCTTTAACGGATCGGTTAGATTATTTTGGGGATCACCAAACTATGGTTATTTTGATAATACTAAAATTACAAAACCAAACCCTGATTCATATTTGAAAGAAATATTGTCGGATAAGAAAACACAACAGAATTTTTCATTGAATGGTGATATTACAAAATACGATAAAATATCGGAAATGTTTACAACATTTGATACGGAAATATTAGATTACTTTGAACAAGAGTTCTTAAATTTTAGTAGATCAATTTACGATTTTAAGACATTGGTTCCAAGTGATAAAGATGTTGAAACTGAATCTGAAAGATCATACAAGAACTTTCAATTATTAATGAGAGAATTATTAGTTGTTGAAAAACCATCTACCCTTAATTCCGAGGGGATGATTAATTCTGTTATAGAAAAACAAAAAACAAATTTTCAAGGGATACTAACTAATTTCTTAGAATATAATGTTGTATTGAAAATGGGTAATCCATCTATGTTTGATAGAAGAACATTCTTAACATTCTCCACTAAATTCTTAATTGATCCTGTATCTTATCAAGGGTATAATCAAGGAACAACAGGAAGTTTACCATCAAATGGTGGAACTACTACATTGGCTCAATCTAAAACTGCAAACCCTGAAACATGGAAAACGTTGGAGAAATATGTTGGATTTTCCGAAATACCTGAGTTAGTTTATTCTGATAATGGATCATATATTACGGATTTCTTTATTGATTTGAATGTACAATTTACGGAAAAAAACGTTAAAGATTTTGCTCCGTTGATTATGTTATATGCAACTCAGAAACTTAATAACTTTAAAGTCCCAACAAATAACGTTGTAATACCAAACCCTGTACCGACACCCGTACCAAGTCCTCAAACACCTGGTGATTTATTAACTACAGTAACACTTAAAGATACTAAAACAATTTCGGTCTATAAATTTGGTCCACAAAAATATTGTGTTTATAAAGACACTAATGGAACAATATTATTTACAGGACAACCTGCAAGTGCGTCACTATATCCAATTAATACCCCTCTAATAAATGAAATTATAATTAGTCAATATGGTAATTTGGCAACAAGTCCTAATGACAATCAATTCATTGTAAGTACAGTAAATAATACCACATCACAAGTTACCACAACTACAACTACTCTTCCTATTGTACAAAATTTAGGTAATAGTGTAGATGGGGTTAAGTTTTATGGTCTTATGGATGAATACCTTGATAAATCAGAAACTTACTTAAAAAATGTTATTTCTAATTTAATGACAGGTGTACGAGCTGGCTTACCAAATATTACAATAGAAGGTGATAAAGGTAATAAGTCACAACTTGAGGGAGAACAAACAAGAGTTGAGATGTGGGAGACATTTAAAGCATTCAATGATACGTGGGTTGCCGGTGGTGACTTTAAATCAAAAACAATGTTTGAAGATGTTTTATTATTTGATAGGGCAAGTAGAGACGTTGGACAAAAAGTTTATGTTGATATCTTCAAAATTAAAGATTTAATTGAAGGGTCATTATATAAAAATAATATGTTAGATATTGTGTCAACAATTTTAACTCAAAATAATTTTACTTATTTCCCATTACCTGCTTACGCTAATTTCTATAATGCACAAGACGCAGAAAAAAATCCTGTACCAAGAAGTGAAGGATCAACTGAATTTGCTAACTCATTTTGGGGCACATTCTTAAATGTGGACTACAGAAATACATCACCTAAGTTTTTATGTTATTACGCAAACAAACCTAGTCAGTATGTGGATATGAAGGACAATGTTGATTATAGATTTAGAGATGATGCTTTTGATCTTAGAAGAGCAAGTGATAACCCATTAGTTGAAAGTCAATCTAACAAAAAGAATTGGGATAAATCAAATAAGGTAGTTGGGTTTAATATTGATATTAGTAATCAAAATCAACAAATATTTAAAAACTTTAGTGTTGGTCAAGATGTGGGAAAACCTACTGCAGAATCTTTGGAAATGTTAAATCAAATGGCAAATCAAAGTAGAAACAGAAGTACAGGATCTCAAAACGTATCTTTATATAACTTATATAGAAATAGAAGTTACGAATGTTCTGTTGATATGTTGGGTAACGCTCTAATACAACCAATGATGTATTTTAATGTAAGAAACATACCTATGTTCTCAGGACCATATATGATTACTTCGGTAACTCATCAGATTAGTGATGGTGAATTTAGTACAACATTTAAAGGTACAAGACAACCTTTTTATAGTTTACCTAAAATTGACAGTTTTATACAATCTTTAAGTTTAAATATAATTTCTAAATTACAAGAACAAGTAAAGGCAAATGAGGAGAAATCTAAATCATCACCTGAAAACGTAATATTCCAAAAAAATAATGTGGTTTCAAATGTAACCGGTACTGATACAATAACTAAAAATCAAGATTGTTCTGATAAAATTAATAGTGGTTATGTTGGATATACACCATTAGATAGTCCAGCATCAACTCAAATATCATATAAGGACTTTAAAAAACTACTTGGAGATAGGATTGTTGCAAGTGGAATACCAAAAGAAACCACAAGTGGTGGGGTTACAAAACTAAATGATAATTTTGCAAAATTGTCAGGGGTTTTATTCTCGTTTATTTATTTGGATTCTGCGTCATCAAGTGGGTTAAAGGCGTATGAAAATAATTATAGTACCATTAATTTAACTGAAACTTATGGGCAAATATTAGCGTCTACAACTAATAAAAAATACTATTGTTTATCAAGAGGTACTAATTTGAATATACCTGTAGTATCATTTATATCTGCTGAAAAATTTGTTGATTTTGCAATTGGTAAATTTAAAGATAGATTATCTTTAATAAAAACAGCTACCGATGCAGAGATTGTTCAACTATATGTAACTAAGTATCCTAACATCCAACCTGATAATGTTTATACTGAAATGACAGAACAAGATAAAAATACATTACAAAATAAAGTAAAACAAGCAATAGATATATATAACTCATTAAATTAATTTTATTGAATAACTAGATATTTATAAATAAAAACAATTATGGATACAAAATTAATTTTAGACAACTACTTGGGTAAAAACACAAGAGTGTCAGAGAAAGATAAAGGTAATGGGTACAAAGAAGTTTGTGACTTAGACACTGGAGATTGTTATACGCTTAGAATAAAAGACGGATTGATTGAGAGAGTTGATAATACTATGAACACATTCAAAAAAATCCAAGTAGAAACTAAAACAGGAATTAAACAATTATTAAACGGATAACCATGGCAATAGATAAAAAAATATTAAAAGAAATAAGTAGATTTAATTCTATTAACAAATACATAAGTGAACAAGTTGATCCTGCATTAGATCCAGCGTTGGCACCACCTGCGGATCCTGCTTTAGCACCTGATCCTGCCGCTGGAGCTCCACCTGTTGATCCTAATGCTCCTGTTGATCCTAATGCTGCACCCGCAGACCCTAACGCAGTTGCTCCAATTCCACCGGCAGCACCTGTTGATATTGCAACCGATCCTGAGGTAGAAGAACTTGGTGCTGAGGGGGAAGAAGAAGAAAACAAAGAAGAATTAGATGTTACAGATTTAGTTAAGAGTCAAAAAAATATGGAACAAAAACAAGAAGAATATTTTGATAACTTATTTGCTCAACTAAAAACTCTTGAGGAAAAATTAGGTGAAATGGATGGTTTGGTAACAACCATAAATAATTTAGAAACTAAGTTTGATAAATTTAGACCAAAAACACCACAAGAAAAATTAGAACTAAGAAGTTTAGATTCAGGACCTTTTAACCAAAAATTATCTGATTTCTTTCAAGACAAAGAACCTGATATGGAAAAATCGGGTAAAAATGAATATGTGTTAACAACTGATGATGCTAATAATTACTCAACAAATGATGTTGAAACTTCATTTAATGATTACGACGACGAAGACACAAATATGATGTAATACTTTAGAGAGGGACATTGATGTCCCTCTCAAGTTTTTTTTAAATATTTTATTGACTACCCTACTTTTTATAACTATATTTTCTACGTAAACCTTTAATAAATATATACAAAATGGCGACAAACAATGTTTTAGATGCAGTTTTGGCTCAGTATGAGAGTTCAAAACAAAGTGGTTCTTCTTCCACTTCAAAATTCACACAAGAAGAAAGAATGAAAAAGTATTTCGCAGCAATCCTTAAGGATAACGAAAAACAAGGTCAACGAACAATCCGTATTTTACCTACAACTGATGGATCATCTCCTTTTAAGGAAGTTTGGTTTCACGAAATCAATGTTGATGGTAAATGGCAGAAGTTCTATGATCCAGGAAAAAATGACAACGAACGTTCACCTTTGAATGAGGTATATGACGAGTTAATGTCAACAGGTCGTGAATCCGACAAACAATTAGCAACACAATACAAAGCACGTAAGTTTTATATTGTTAAAGTAATTGACCGTGACCACGAAGAAGATGGTGTTAAATTTTGGAGATTTAAACACAATTACAAACAAGAAGGAATCCTTGACAAAATTATTCCAATTTGGAAAGCAAAAGGTGATGTTACCGACTCTGATACTGGTCGTGACTTAATCCTTGAACTTACAAAGGCAAAGACTCCAAAAGGAGCGACGTATACGGTTATTCAAACTGTTATGTATGACGATCCGGCACCAACACATGAGGATGCTGAACAATCATCAACATGGGTCAACAATGAGTTGACTTGGGAGGACGTATACTCTAAGAAACCTGTTGAATATCTTGAATCAATTGCAAGAGGTGAAACTCCACGTTGGGACACTGACGCAGGAAAATACATCTACTCAAATAATCAAGAAGAAGAGATTTCTATGGGTGGAAGTGTAAAGTCTGAAGTTAAAAAGGCTGATCCTCAGTCTAATCAAGAAGTTGACGAAGATTTACCATTCTAATTAAACTTTAACATGGACACTTGGAATACTGAGTGTCCATATTTTTTAAAATCAAAAAAATGAGCAAAATAGCAGAAAAAATGTATGAGGCATTGTCCTTAAAATATCGTAGTGAAATCGCTGAGGCGGAAGCAACATTATTAGTTTATTTAACTTCACCTGTCGGTATTGGTGAACACCCACAACATCTTGAAGAAATGGATAAGTTGGTTGAAAAATTCGCTAATGCACAAGATAAACTTGAGTCATTGGAAAAAATTCGTAAATATAATTCAGCAATTACACAATAACATGGCGATAAGAAAAAGAGAAATATCTTTAGAGACAATCAAAGGTAAGTACTCAACAAAAACAAAATACAAACCAGAAAGTTTTTATAATCTTGGAGAGGCTTTTTTGGGGTCATCTGGATTACCGGGACCCATTATGGGGGGTATAAATATGTTTTTAGGTCACTCTAATACCTCAAAAACAACGGCAATGATCCTTGCTGCAGCAGACGCTCAAAAAAAAGGACATTTACCTATTCTTATTATTACTGAGAAAAAATGGTCTTGGGAACACGCTATTGAATTAGGGTTACAGGCAGAAAAAAACGAACTTGGTGAGTATGATGGTATGTTTATTTTTAATGATTCGTTTGATGTGATTGAACAAGCAACTGAATTTATTAATGATATTCTTGATGCCCAAGAAAAAGGTGATATTCCTTATAGTTTATTATTTTTGTGGGATAGTATCGGTAGTATACCTTGTCAGATGACTTTTGATGGTAAAGGTGGAGGAATGCACAACGCAAAAGTATTAGCGGATAAAATTGGTATGGGAATTCATTCAAGAATCTCAAAATCTAAAAAAGAAGAATATCCGTATTACAACACTTTGGTTATTTTAAATCAACCTTGGGTGTTACTTCCTGATAATCCATTTGGTCAACCTGAAATCAAAGCTAAAGGTGGTGAAGCGGTATGGTTGGCATCATCATTAGTATTCTTATTTGGTAATCAGAAAAAGGCAGGTATTAGTCACATTGATGCGACTAAGAATGGTAGAAAAGTATCGTTTGCAATTAGAACTAAGATTTCAATATTAAAGAATCACGTTAATGGTCTTGGGTATAAAGATGGTAAGATCATCGCAGTACCACAAGGTTATATTACAGACACAAAAGAATCTTTGGATAACTATAAGAAAGAATATTCTGATTATTGGGAAACAAAATTAGGGTATTCAGATTATTCTTTGGATGAATCTGATGATGACTCTGACGAGTAAAAAGTATTTCAAACGACTTAAAAATTTTAAATGGTCAAAACATTAATTGTTGATGGTAACAATTTATTAAAAATAGGATTTCACGGAGTTAAGGATTTTTATAATAATGGGGAACACATTGGTGGGACTTGGCATTTTCTTAACACAATTCGTAAATTTTTAGAAGAAACTAATTTTAATAAAGTTATGGTCTTTTGGGATAGTGATACAAACTCATCACAAAGAAAATTAATATATCCAAAATATAAGATGAATCGTAAGTCTTCCCCTAATGATGAGGAGAAGACAGATTCATTTAACAAACAAAAAACAAGGGTTAAACAATATCTTGAAGAGATGTTTATAAGACAATTAGAGGTTGAAAATTCGGAAGCGGATGATCTCATTGCCTACTATTGTCAAATCTCTTTAGATGAAGAGAAAACGATATTCTCAAGTGATAAAGACTTAACTCAATTAATCTCAGAAAAGGTATTAATCTATTCACCAAACTTAAAGTCGTATTATAGATTTGGGGACAACATTAAATTTAAAGATTGTTCAATTCCTCATTATAATGTTATGACATTTAAGATCCTTGCTGGTGATACTTCGGATAATATTGACGGAATAAGTTTAATGGGTGAGAAAACTTTAATTAAGTTTTTCCCTGAAATACTTGATTCAGAGATATCTTTAACCGATATTTTAACAAAGGGTGAGTTATTGTTAAAAGAACAACAAAAAAATGTTGTTTTAGGAAATCTACTCAGTGGAAAAACCAAAGAAGGTATCATGGGTGATGATTTTTTTAAAATCAATAAAAAACTCGTAGATTTGTCAGAACCTTTAATTGACGAAGAGGGTAAAGAAATGGTTAGGGAATATTACTCTGAATCGATGGATCCCGATGGGAGAGGACATAGAAACCTAATTAGAATGATGATGGATGACGGGTTCTTCAAATACCTACCAAAAGGTGATGACTCTTGGGTTAATTTTTTAAAACCATTTTTAAAATTATCAAGAAAAGAAAAAACAAAATTTAGAAACAAAAAGTAAAAAAAGTAAAAACAAAAACAAGATGAGAGATCAAGATGTAACAAAAGTTGAATTCCTATTAATGTGTAATGATAACATTGTAGTACAACGTTTTTTTAACGTTAAAGGATTTAACAAAAACGCCCACAAATCTGAGGATTTTTATGACCATATGAGTATGGTATGTCGTAAATTAGAATATGATTTGAAAATGCGATCAGTGGTCTATATGTTAGACAACAAATATGAAATTTCTGAGAATCCAGAAATTTTAAATACGTCAATTACTGACGGTGATGAAAATTTTAACCTTTATATTAAGGTTGGAGACCTGACAATTTGTCAGAGAAGGTTTGATGCTAAAGTGTATCCACCAAAGGTAAGATATACCGTAGACCTACGCCCAAAGCTAAAAGGTATACTAAACGACCTGACTGACATTTTTTCAGGCAAAAATTTTAATTATTTTTACCCTGAATTTATCCAAAACTAATAGTATTTATCTTTACTAACAGAAGGAAAATTATGGCGACAAACAAAAATTTTGAGTATCTAGGAAACACATTCCAATTACAATTACTTAATCAAATTATCTTAGATAAAGATTTTTCACATTCAATCATTGATGTGATTGAAAACAATTATTTTGAAAATAAATACTTTAAAATAATTACCCAAATGATCAGAGAGTATTATACAAAATATGATCACACACCATCATTTGAGACATTAGAACAGATTACTAAATCTGAACTACAACAAGAGATTGCATCCAAGATAGTATTGGATACAATTAAGAAAATTAAGGACGCACCTATTGATGGTGTAGCTTTTGTACAGGAAAAGGCGTTAAAGTTCTGTAAACAACAGGAACTTCAAAAGGTTATGACCAAAGCTCAAAAAATCATTGATGGTGGTGAATTTGAGAACTATGATGCCCTTGAGGAAATGGTTAGAGGAGCTTTACAAGTAGGAGCTAAAGACACAAGTTCAATGGATGTCTTCTCCAACATTGATCAGGTCCTTGATGACGACTACAGACACCCAATTCCAATGGGAATACCTGGAATTGATAGACTACTTAAAGGTGGTTTGGCTAAAGGTGAGATTGGGGTTATATTAGCACCAACGGGTGTGGGTAAATCTACAATCTTAACTAAAATTGCTAACCACGCATTTAACTTAGGAAATAACGTACTTCAGATCTTTTTTGAGGACAACCCAAAGGTAATACAAAGAAAACATTATACACTTTGGACTAAGATTCATCCTGATGAATTGTCAGAAAAAAGAGACGAAGTTATCAAAAAGGTTAAAGATATTGAGGAATCTATGCCAAATAAGTTAATTATGAATAAGTTACCATCTGATACGGTAACCATGTCACAAATTAAGAATCAAATCAGAAAGATGGTTGCTGATGGTAATAAGATTGATATGGTATTACTTGATTACATTGACTGTGTTGTTCCTGATAAGAATTTAGGTGATGAATGGAAGAGTGAAGGATCTGTAATGAGAGCATTTGAAGCTATGTGTCACGAAATGGATTTAGTTGGATGGACTGCAACACAAGGTAATAGAAGTTCTATTTCTTCTGAGGTTGTAACAACTGATCAAATGGGTGGATCAATTAAAAAGGCACAAGTTGGTCACGTTATTATTACGGTTGCAAAAACACTTCAACAGAAAGAAATGAAATTAGCAACAATAGCAATTACAAAATCAAGGGTTGGTGATGACGGAGTTGTATTTGAGAATTGTAAATTTGATAATGCGATGCTAGACATTGACACCGATAGTTCTATGACTTTCTTAGGGTTGGAAGAACAAAAAGAAGAAAAACAACGATTAAGAGTCAAAGAGTTGTTAGAAAAAAGACAACAAAGACAAAACGAAACAAAAACTAATTAATTTTAAGAAAAAAATGGAAAAAATATTAAAGGAAAACCCTAACAGGTTTGTTATCTTCCCGATTGAACACAATGACATATGGGAATACTACAAAATGCATCAGGCGGCGTTTTGGACGGCTGAAGAAGTAGATTTAACGAATGATATTCGCGATTGGGAAAAATTAACAGATAATGAAAAGTTTTTTGTTAAGAATGTATTATCATTTTTCGCAGCTTCTGATGGGATTGTAAATGAAAATTTGGCGGAGAACTTCTATCGTGAAGTACAATATCCTGAGGCTAAGTTTTTCTACGGTTTTCAGTTGGCGATGGAGAATATTCACTCATTAATGTATTCGTTATTGATTGATACTTACATTAGTAATCCAAAAGAAAAAGATGAGTGTTTTAATGCAATTGAGAACTTACCAGCAGTTAAGAAAAAAGCGACATGGGCTCTTGATTGGATTGATAATTCATCATTCCAAGAAAGATTAATTGCGTTTGCTGCGGTTGAAGGTATATTCTTTTCAGGATCATTCTGTTCAATATTTTGGATGAAATCAAGAGGAATAATGCAAGGTTTGTGTAATGCAAATACACTTATTTTTAAAGATGAAAACTTACATTGTGATTTTGCAATTCACTTATTGAACAACCATTGTGAGGAAAAACCATCTGAAAAAAGAATTAAGGAGATTTTGTTATCGGCTTTAGAAATTGAAAAAGAATTCATTACTGAGTCATTACCTGT